CGTCCGGGCGCATCGGCCCCGGCGTCGGGCGCTCCGCGATCGGGCACCTCGCCGCGTCGCACCCCCTCGCGAACAGGGCGAAGGCCCGGTGCCTGCAGATCGCCGCCGTGGACCCGAAACACACCCGCGGTAAGGGCAAGGGCGTCGGCGGGATCTCCTGCGGCGAGTGCTGGGAAGCGGTGATCCGCTCCGACGAGCGTCAGCGTCTGCACTCCCACTCGGCCCGCACCGGCGCGTGCGCGATCTGCGACACCCCCATGCCCACCGAGCCACCCACCCCCCTGCGAGAGGCCACCGCATGACCGTCATGAAATTGGCATACCAGCTCAAGGGCCAGGCCTCCGAAGCCCTCGCCCCCCACGTCGACCGGGTGTTCAACAACCCCGGATCCACGTTCCTCGCCGTCGTGGAGTTCCGCCACTCCGAGCGCGTCGAGTACGCCGACGAGGACGCCGAACCGTCCGTGAAATGCCGGGTCGCGTCCATGGAGGTCGCGAACACCGGCGAGCAGGAGCAGCACGTCCGGTCCCTCCTCCGCGCCCTGCACCTGCAACGCACCGCCCAAGGCACGTTGGACGCCGCCGGGGAGGTGAAGCTGTCCAAGCAGACCATCGCCCAGGCCGCCGGGCTCGCCGGCGCCGAAGAGGTCGCGCGCCTCCGCGTCGCCCTCGGGTGGGTGCATGAGCAGCTTCAGGCCCTCGGGTCCGCGTCCGGGCTCCGCGAGGCGGACCTCCGCAAGGCCGTCACCGGCCTCGACGCGAAGGTCACGGGCATCCTCGCCGGCGCCCCACAGACCTTGGACGGCGCGTGGTGAAGCCCCGCAAGAGCAACGAGTTCGGGCAGCGGTGGGCCGTCTGGAAGCTGTTCGAGATCAAGGGCCTCGAAGGGTCCGTGTACCTACGCCGGCGCCGCATCGTCCAGACCCCGTGGTTCGGGGTCTACCACCACCGGATCTTCCGTGAGGACCAGGACCGCCACCTCCACTCCCACCCTTGGCCGTTCCTGTCCGCCGTCCTCACCGGCGGCTACCGCGAGGTCGTCGCGATGCCCGCCGGCGACGCAGTCGAGTCCGTGCTCACCCATCGCGCCGGGCGGATCCACCGGTTCCCCGACGGCATGGTCCACAAGATCGTGCACGTCGAGCCCGGGACCCGGACCCTCGTCCTCGTCGGCCGGCGTCGTGAGTCGTGGGGGTTCTACGTGCCCGGCCGCGGGATCGTCCCGTGGCGGACCTACCTCGCGGAGCAGAACCACCCGCAGGCGCCGACCCCATGAGCACCCTCGTGATGCCGCGCATCTACGACGACCTCTGGGCCGAGCACGGTGCGGACATCCGCGCCGCGCAGCTCGCCGCCGTCGAAGCCGAGGCCGCCGCGCTCGAGGCGTGGGCCTGCTCCGCGTGGAACGGGTCACCCACGTGAGCGCCGACCCGGGCCTCGCCCGGTACCGGCGCCGGGTCCTCGGGTGCGACGACGACGCGCACGCGTTCGTCCGCGTCCCCGGCGAGCAGCTCTGGGCGTGCCGCCGGTGCGGCGTGCAGGACAAGTTCTTCGCCGCCCAATCCGAGGCCGACCCGCCGGTGCCCGATGCCTAGCGCGACGACGCAGGCCCGCACCCGGTACCGCTCCGGACACTGCCTCGCCGAACACCACGAGAACTGCCGCGGCCGCTACGGAGGCGTCGCCTGCACGTGCACGTGTCACCGCCCGTGCGACCTGTGCGGGCAACCCTGGCCCCTAGGAGCCCCCCGTGCCTGACGCACCCGACCCCCGCGGCTTTCTCGCCGGCGTGCTGGCCCGCACCCACGCCCACACCTTCCACGTCCAGATGGACACCGGGCCCGAGGACGACAACTGCGAGGGCTGCGAGAAGAACCCCACCTGCTGCTACTTCTCGTGGACGGAGGCCGACGGCATCGAGCACGAGTCGCGGCTCTGCCGGGAGTGTCTGGACCTGCAGTACGAGACGCCGCAGTTGGTGGCCGCGCTGCTGGCGGTCCTCGACGTGTGCGACACCGCGGATGGCGCGCCGTCGCCGCCTGCACCTGACGCGCAGCCGGTCTCCATGACACGCGTCCTGCGGGCGGTCATCGCCAACGCCCTCACAGCGAAGGCGCCCCGATGACGACCCCTCAGCACATCGACCCGGCGGCCGTCCTCGCGGCGTGGCCGGACGACGACGCGGTCCGCGAGTCCCCCGAGCTCGCCGTCGAACAGATCCACGAGCTCGCGGAGGAGCTCGCCCAGAAGCTCCGCGCGAACCGAATGTGGCAGCTCCTCCTCACGCCTGACGACCCGGCCCACGACGACGCCGTCGAGGCGCTGCTGCGCCGCACAACGAAGGCCGAGGCCGAGATCGCGCGCCTGCGCGCCGGGGAGTCCGACGAGCCGGTCCCGGAGGGGACGCAGCCGACGCCGGGGCAGTTGCTCCGCCGGCTGCACGATGCGCCGCTGGACGATCGCCTCCTGATCCTGGCGCGGATCCTCGACAACGCGACCGAGGCCGCCGCGTGCTTCGAGCGCAACCACGACGGCCGGATCCGCTCGCAGCAGGCCGAGCTGGACGCGACCCGCCTCCTCGCGGAGAACATGCGCCGAGAACGGGACCACGCGCACCGGGAGTGCGCGGAGCTGGCCGAGCGACTCAAGATCGCGGGGAGCGACACGTGAGCGCCCCACTGCCCGATTGGGCCGACGCGTGGGCGCCCGGCGTCACCTGCTGCGGCGACCCCGCCGTCCGTTGCCAAGCCGCCGGCTACCCAGCGGTCACCGTCTGCGCCGTCAGTGGCTGGACCGTCGAGAAGTGCGCCCAACATCGGGAGGCCGACGATGGCTGACCGCCGCCCCACCTGCCGCGTCGTCGACGTCGACGGCGTCCCCGCCCTCGTCCACGGCACCGGCATCCCCAGCCCGCGCGAGCTCGCCCTCATCGCCGACTTCGTCGCGTTCCTCACCGTCAACGCCGGCCCACCAGGAGAACCCTTGTCCGCAACCTGCGGGTCCTGCGACGCGCCGATCACCTGGGCGATGCTCCCCAGCGGGAAGCTCATGCCCCTCGACGCAACCCCCGTCCCGGACGGGAACATCGCCGCACGGCGCCTCGACAACGGCGACCTCCACGCCCGCGTCCTCAAGAACGGCGACGAGCTCGCCGACGGCGAACGCCGCGGCACCTCCCATTTCGCGACGTGTCCCAACGCGGCCGCGCACCGCAGGCGGCGCACATGACCGCCGAGCCGTACCGCATCCTCGTCACCGGCTCCCGCGACTGGCCGGACGGCCGTCGTAACCGGGTCGGCGCCACGCTGGCCTCCATCGTCATCGAACGCGGGTGGAACGTCGTCGTCGTCCACGGCGGCTGCCCCACCGGCGCGGACGCTTTCGCGTCCGCCTACGTCCGCAAGGTCGCCGAGCTCCTCGCTCAGCACAAGGCCGAGGGCAGCGTCACCGAGGAGGTCCACCCCGCCGACTGGGCCACCCACGGCAAGTCCGCCGGGTTCCGCCGCAACGCCGAGATGGTCGCAGCAGGAGCCGACATCTGCCTCGCGTTCATCCGCAACGGATCCAAGGGCGCCACCCACACCGCCGACCTCGCCGAGAAGGCCGGGATCCCCACCCGCAGGTACCTCGCATGACGGCCCCTCAGCCCCGCGACGAACTCGACCTCGCAGTCCGCCGGCTCATCGCCGAGACCCTCCGCCCACCACCGCCAGCACCCGCCCTCGACGACCGGCCCCTCGAGGAACGCATCGCCGAACGACGCCGCCAACGCGAGGTCATCGACGCCCAGCACGCCGACGAGGAACGCCTCCTCGCCGCCTGGCGCCTCCACGAAATCGTCGCCGAGGTCACCGACTTCGAACAACGACGCGACCCAATGACTCCCTGCGCCCCCGACCCCGGCGCACCCGGCGACCACCCACCGATCACGAACACGGGGGACGAACTCTGATGGCCCGCGAATACGGACGCATCTGGCTCTCGGCCTGGAAGGACTTCGAGTTCACCGAGCTCGACGCCGAACAGCAATGGCTCTACTTCGCCCTCATCTCCCAACCCGGACTCTCGACCTGCGGCGTCCAGTCCTACGCGCCGAGCCGCTGGGCGACCCTGGCGAAGAACATGACACCCCGCAAGATCGAGCGCGCCATCGAACGCCTCGAGGCCGGGCGCCTCGTCATCGTCGACCGCGAGACCGACGAGCTCCTCATACGCTCCCACGTCCGCCACGACAAGCCCCTGCGCACGGCGAACGTCGCGAAAGCCGTCGCCCGCACGTGGGAACAGGTCGCCTCCACCGAGCTCCAGAAGGCCATCCTCGTCGAGCTCGCGCGGCTGCAACGCGAGGACGAGTTCAAGGACTGGGCCGGCTGGCAAGTCCCCGAGATCCAGAAGCTGCTGCAGATCGAGAGGCGGCCGCGATGACGACGCCCGTTCGGACGTCCGTTACAACGGACGTCCGGACAATCATCCGAATCACTGTTCTGACGGGCGTTCAGACGCCCGTTCGAACGCTCTACGCGCGTGTCGCGCGCGGGCGCATCCGCGGCTCTAGCGCCAAGTACCTAGCGACTAGCGACCGGCGACTAGCGACCTTCAACCCGCGACGCGACCCGCCTGCCTGCCTGCCCCACCGTTACGCGCGAGCGCGCGCCGACGACCGCCGACCGCACCCGCTCGCCGAGCTCGCCGCCTCAGGCCGAGCAGGCAGGCAGGCGGACCTCCGATGACCATCATCAAGATCGAGTCCCACCCGACCCGCGGGGATCTCCTCGTCGTCCACGCCGGGCCCGACGCAAGCGCCGTCATGGGTCCCTTCGGCCCGGCCCGCTGGCAGCCGAAGTCCCGGGCCTACTGGATGCCCGCGAAAGACCTCGAGTCGTTCGTGCGACACCTCGACCGCGAGGGCGCGACGCTGGTCGACGAACGTGCCACCGGTGGCGGCCCATCCGGGCCGCTGCCCGAGTGCCGACACTGCGGGCAACCGGCACGGCGGGGCGTGGAGCTTCGGCACTGCCCGGACTGCGGCGGCCGGTGGGAGCCCGTCGTGCACGCCTCCGGGATCGGCGACGACGCCGCCCGCACCACGTGCCCGCACTGCGGCCGCGCGCAGGCCGGGAACTTCCCCCGCTGCCAGCACTGCGGGCAGATGATGCCGGTCCGCGACGTCACGACGGTCCGCCCCGTCATCCCCGCCCGACCGAAGACGACCCTCGCCGACCCCGTCACGTTCGGTCAGGTCCTCGCCGGTACCGACCCCGACGGGCAACTCCCGCTTGTCCCCGACGCCCAGGAGGCGACCACGTGAGCGAGCACCGGATCCTGCGCTGGGAGATCCCCATCGACGACCAGGACCACGAGGTCCGCGCCGACGGGGCCGTGCTGCACGTCGCCGGGCACCGCCACCTCCGGGACCGTGTCGAGTTTTGGACCCTCGCCGCGGACGACCCCGAGTTCTGGTCCGCGCCGATCGGGAACGTCGCGCCGGTCCAGTGGCCGGCCCGGGTGTTCCGGGTGTTCGGCACCGGGCAACAGGTGCCCAACGGGTACGGGCACCGCGGCACCGCCGGGCGCACCGTCGACGGCCTCGTCTGGCACCTCTTCGAGCGGCCCGACCGGTGACCCCCGCGGAGTTCGTCGAGGCGCTGGTCATCCGCCCCGGTGATCACCTGGTGGTCCGGTTCGGCACGACGGCGATGCTCTCGGCCCAGCGTGGAGAGTGGCTGCGGGTCGAACTCGAGTCGCGGCTCCCAGGCGTGCAGGTCACCGTCGTCGCGTGTGATCAGCTCGCCGTGTACCGGCCCGCCGGCGCAGACCCGGACGGCCACTGATGACCGCCGACGTGCAGGTCCTCGCCCGCATCGGGGCCGCGAACTTCCACCTCCGCGACCGCGCGCACCGCGACGAGGTCTGCGCGTGGCTCCGCGCCAACGGCCTGGAGCCCAACGACATCCCCGCCGGCGGCGACGCCTGCGCCGTCGAGATCGTGCTCCTCGACGCGCCCGCGATCCGCCGCGTCGAGTACCGTTCCGCCGACGGTCGGCTGCAGTTCGCGGCGGACGACGACCGCCGCCTCGTCACGAAAGTCGTCCATTCGCTGCTGCGGGTCCCGCTGCCCGAGCACCTCGCGGACCCGACGTGACCGCCGTCCTGGTGCTCATCGTCGTGACCACGGTCGGCATCGTCCACGCCTGGTGGGTCCTCGTGCTGAGGCGCGCGCGGCGTCGTCGACGCGCGGAGATCCGGAGGGTCCGCATCGCCCGCCTCGAGCTCGAGCTCGGGATGCCGCTGAGCGAACCCGAGCAGCTGCCCCGGGTGCAGCCCGGCTGTGCCCCGCACGGCATGCGCGACTGCGACTGGTGCCGGCCGAAGCCTTCCACGCCCCCGCCGGGCCCCTCAGGTGTCAGCCGGAGCCCGGACGGCCGCCGATGACGACCGCCTGCCCCGGCCCGTGCAACCGGGCCCACCGCGACGCCGACGCCCGCGTGGACTCCGACGGCCGACCCGTCCCGCACCAACTCACCGCGACCCCCGGCGGACCGGTGTGGTGCCTCGAATGCGCGACCGGGATCGTCGGACAGCTCGCCGAGCTCGTCGTCATCGTCGCCCTCCTCGAGCACGAGATCGGCGGTCAGCGCGGCGCCGCCGACGACGCGCCCGTGTCCGGCTCCCGCGGCCGCCCCTCGCCGTGCGCCGCGGTCGACGACATCGACGAGATCACCCGCCACCTCGAGTACTGGGAGGACGCCGGCCGCGAACTTATGAGCTGCCCGTGGCGCCCGTTCCGCCCATACGACCGACGCGCCGCGGCCGCGGCCGGGTGGCTCATCGACCACGCCGACCTGGTCCTCGCCGCGCCGTTCGCCGAGGAGCTCGGCCGCGACATCACCCGCCTGCACCGAGCCGGACGGCGCCGCACCTCCACCGACACCGCGAAGACCCGCAAGCCGGTGCCCTGCCCCGGGTGCGACCTGCTCGCCCTCACCCACGCCGGCGGGGAGCGGTACATCAGCTGCGGCGGTTGCGGGCGGCTCCTGTCCTTCGACGAGTATGACGCGTGGGCCCGGCTGAAGGCCGCGCACGAGACCGCGACCAGGAGGACCGCATGACCCGCGACGCCGACCACGTCCTCGACGCCATCGACGGTGCCCTCGCGGACTGGAACACCAGCGTCGACGCGATGCGATGGACACCGGACCGGGACCCGCTCCTCGTCCCGTTCACGCCCGGCCTGTCGCTGGTTGCCCGCCCGGTAACCGACGAGGAGTGGGCGCGCCTCGCCGCCGCCATGGCGCCCGCGATCCGCCGCTCCATGGAGCAGGCGCAGCGGGTGATGAACGAGCAGATCGTTCCCGCGATCCAGCGCGCCGCGAAGAACCTCGCTAGGTACGCCCAGCACCTCGAGGAGACCGGTGTCCTCGACCAGCTCCGGGCCGCGCACGGGATCGAGACCCCGCCGCCGGTCGATCCCCGCGAGCGAGCACTGCACGCCGTGCACCACCGCAACACCGGGCCCGCGCTGCAGCACCGGCCGCCACGCCGAATCGATCCGGTGACGCGGTGACCGCACTCGCCCGGTCGTGGCTCACCATCGATGCGGCCGCCACCGCGACCGGGCGCAGCGAGCGCACCATCCAACGCTGGATCACCGCTGGCCGGCTCCGCCACCTCGAGCTCGACGGGGTTCGGTACGTCAACGAGCGCGAGCTCCTGATCCTTGAACGGACGACACGGCGAGCAGCCCGAGCCGGCCGGCCCGGCGCCCGAAGCGTCCACATGTTGGACGGCTTGCGCTCGGGTGGCGTAGCCTCCGGTCCAGCTGGACCTTCAGCTTCACGGGAGTGAGCGTGCCGAAGCCCGGCAGCACCACCCAGCGCGACTACGGCGCCCGGCACCAGCGCATCCGCAAGGCCCTCCTGCACACCGCCGTCGGCTCGACCTGCACCAGATGCGGGCAACCGATCACCTCGACACGCGACGCGCACCTCGACCACACCGACGACCGCCTCGGTTACGCCGGATGGGCCCACGCGAAGTGCAACCTGTCCGCCGGCGCGGCGAAGGGCAACCGGGAACGCGGCGGCCGGGCGGACCTGCGCCCCTCCGAGGACTGGTAGGCCGAGGCCGAGCGGATCCGGTGAGGGATCGGCGCGCCCCCCGGCCGTTTCAGCCCGTTCTGGGGGCTTCTGGCCCGGGTCGGGGGGAGACGAGGAAAAGGGCGGGGTCATGGCTGGGTCTCGCCTGTGGAGATCCGACCGGCCCCCCCGTCTGGGTCGCGGATTTTGATGTGGGGAGGCGATGGATGATCTGCGCGGGCACGGCATGGGTCGTCACTCGTTACCCGGATGGCACGGAGGTCCATGCGCATCCGGGTCATGGGCTGGAGGACGTGGCCCGCGCGGCCGCGTTGGGCTACGGGGACGTCGACGCGATGACCTTCGATCACGACCCGTTGCACACGCACTTGTGTTGGGCGTTGGGTGTCGGGCCGTCTCCCACGTTGCGGGGGGTGGCGACCGGTGTCGGCCCGGAGGTGGGGATCGCCGCGGCGGAGGAGGCGATGGTCCTGGCGGCGCAGCGGTTCCTGTGTCTGGTGCGGGCTGCTGCGGGTGGGTGAGTTGGGTGGGGTGCCTCGTGAGCCGAAGGGGCTGCGTGCTCGGGGTCGGGCGTTGTGGGTGTCGTTGCATGAGGATCGGACGCGGGGTCCGGGTGAGACGGCGCTGATCGTTGAGGCGTGCAGGTTGGTCGATCGGCTGGATCTGCTGAACGCGGCGTTGCGTGGTGACGCGTGGATGCATCTCGCGGAGGGCAAGGGCGCGCGGCTGGTGGTGGTCGTGGACGCGGCGGCGTCGGAGGCGCGGTTGACGGCGGGCGCGTTGAAGGGGCTGATCGCGGAGCTTCGCCTGCATGAGGTTCCGGGTGTGACGCGTGGTGGTGCGGTGCCGACTGGTGAGTCCCCGCCGCCGAAGCTGGAGGTCGACGAGGTTGACGAACTCCGTGCTCGACGTGGCGCTGCGGGTCGGGTCCCAGACTCCGCGGGTTAGGCGGGTCCCGGCGTGGGTGCGGTCGGACGCGCCGGAGGCGATCGACCTGGCGGCGCGGGCCGGTCTGATCCTCGACGAGTGGCAGCGGTCGGTGATGACCGACGGGCTCGGGCGGACGTTGGCGGGGTCGTTGGCGTCGCCGAAGGTCGGGTGCTGGGTCCCGAGGCAGAACGGCAAGGGCGGGATCATCGAGGGCGTCGAGCTCGGGTGGCTGTTCGTCGACGAGGTTGAGGAGATCATCCATTCGGCGCATGAGCACGCGACGTCGAAGAAGGCGTACGCCCGGATGGAGCGCCTGTGTCGGCGGACCCCGGCGTTGCATCGGCGGGTGCGGCAGTACCGGCAGACGAACGGTGAGTCGCTGATCGAGTTGAAGGACGGCCGGACGTTGGAGTACCGGACGCGGTCGAAGAAGTCCGCTCGTGGGTTCGGTGTGCCGAAGTTGGTCGTGGATGAGGCGCAGTTCCTGACGGGTGAGCAGGTGAACGCGATCGTGCCGGTGGTGTCGGCGCAGCCGGATTGGCAGATCTGGTTCTTCGGGACACCGCCGGATGACCCGGCGGCGTGGGTGTACGACCTGAAGGAGGACGGGGAGCGCGGCATCCCGCGTCTGGCGTGGTTCGACTGGGGCCAGGTCGTGGACGTGAGCGACCCGGATGCGGTCGCGGCGGCGTTGGCGGATGTGGATCTGCGGTACGCGGCGAATCCTGCGGCGGGGTTGCGGATCCTGGACGAGACGATGCAGGACGAGTCGTTGCCGTCGGGTCTGGGTGAGGGGTTCCTGGCGGAGCGTCTGGGTGTGTGGCTGCCGCGGGCGAGGCAGGGGGGCGGGGTCATCACGGCGGAGGCGTGGGGCGCGCTCGCGGACCCGGCGTCGCACCGGGTGGGGGATGTGGCGTTCGCGGTGGGGGTGAACCACGCGCGGACGCATTCGTCGATCGCGGCGTGGGGGTTGCGCGCGGATGGGCGTGGGCACGCGGAGCTGATCGAGTACCGGCCGGGGACGGATTGGGTCGCGGGGCGGTGCGCGGAGCTGCGGGCGAGGCATAACCCGTTGGCGTTCGCGGTGGACGCGCGTGGCCCGGAGGGGTCGTTGATCCCGGAGCTCGAGGCGGTGGGGATCACCCGCCCGCGCGACGAGGAGGACCCGCACCGTGGGCATCTCGCGGTGCCGACGGCGACGGATTTCGCTGCGGCGTGCGGGCAGTTCCTGGACGCGATCACGCGGAAGGCGTTCGCGCAGCGGGGGCAGGCGGAGCTGACGCGGGCGGCGACGGGGGTGAAGACGCGGTCGATGGGTGAGGCGATGGTGTTCGGTCGGCGGGCGTCCCTGCCGGTGGATGTGGGGCCTCTGATCGACGTGATGTTGGCGAAGTGGGCGTTCGAGACGCGGCGACCGGCGGAGGGGGGCCCGAACCTGTGGTGACGATGTGGATCCAGCTCGCGGGCCTGGTGCTGCTCCTCGCCGGGGTGACGTGGCTGTTGGGCCCGTGGGTGTTGGTCACGGCGGGTGTGTTGCTCCTGGTGGTCCCTGAGCTCGTCGACGGCCGCGGCCGTGGCGCGCGTGCCGATGAGGAGGCTCGCCGGTGACGACGCTGATCCAGCGGTTCCGCAACTCCACGATCGAGTCCCCGCAGGTGCCGTTGACGTCGACGACGTTGCTGGACTTCCTCGGCGGGTCGAAACCGGCTGCCGGGGTGCGGGTCACGGAGACCTCGGCGTTGGGGATGCCCGCGGTGTGGCGGGCCGTCACTCTGATCGCGGGCACGTCGGCGTCGCTGCCGCTGCACGCGTACCGCAAGGTCGACGACGTGCGGCTCCCGCTGTCGGGTGGGCAGGGCGCCGAGCTGCTGGCGGCGCCGCACCCGGATCTGACCCCGTTCGAGTTCTGGGAACTGATGTACGGCCACCAGTGCCTGTGGGGGAACTCCTACGCACGGAAGCTGCGCAACCAGCTCGGGCAGGTCGCGGAGCTGTGGCCGGTGCACCCGGGGCGGGTGAAGGCCGGGCGGGACAGCACGGACGCGACGAAGGTGTACTGCATCGACGGGAACACCGACGAGCCGTTGACGGACCGGGAGATCCTGCACATCCCGGGGTTCGGGTACGACGGGGTGTGCGGGGTGTCCCCGATCCGGATGGCGCGTGAGGGCATCGGGCTGGCGATGGCGGCCGAGCAGTACGGCGCGAAGCTGTTCGCCTCCGGGTCGCTCGCGTCGGGGATCCTGCAGACCGAGCAGCGCCTCACCCAGCCGCAGGCCGATTCGCTGAAGGCGGCGTGGAAAGCGAAGGTCGGCGGGATCGAGAAGGCCCACGAGGTCGCGGTCCTGGACTCCGGGGTGAAGTTCCAGCAGCTGTCGATCCACCCGGAGGACGCGCAGTTCATCGAGTCGCGGCGGTTCCAGATCCAGGAGATCGCGAGGATGTTCGGTGTCCCGCCGCACATGCTGATGGACACGACGTCGACGACCTCGTGGGGCACCGGCATCGAGCAGCAGACGATCGGGTTCGTGACGTTCTCGCTGCGCCCGAACTTCCTGACGCGGTTCGAGCAGCGGATGTCGCAGGTGTTGCGCCCCGGCCCGGTGTACGCGAAGTACGCCCTCGAGGGCCTGCTGCGCGGGGACTCGACGCAGCGGGCCGCGTTCTACAAGCAGCTGTGGGAGATCGGCGTCCTGTCGACGAACGACATCCGCGCGTTGGAGGACCTCCCGCCGGTCGAGGGCGGCAACGTGCGGTACCGGCCTTTGAACATGGGCGTCCTCGGGGCGCCCGACCCGTCATCAGTTCCGATCGAGGAGCCCGTCAATGTCGCGTGATGTCCGCTACCGGTTCCACGGCAGCACCCCGCCGGAGCCCGGCCGCCGCCAACCCCTCGCGGCGCTGACCGCGTCGGACCCGAAGGACGGGGTCGCGACGATCCGCCTGTACGACGTCATCGACTCCTGGGGTGGCGATTGGGGTGTGTCGGCGCGGGAGTTCGCGGACGTCCTCGACGGGTTGCCCTCCGACGTGAAGGAGATCCGCCTGCACATCAACTCCCCCGGCGGGGAGGTGTTCGAGGGGATCGCGATCACGAACCTGCTGCGCCAGCACCCCGCGCGGGTCGTCGCGGTGGTGGACGGCCTCGCGGCGTCGGCTGCGTCGTTCATCGCGGTCACCGCGAACGAGACGGTGATGGGTCAGAACACGCAGATGATGATCCACGACGGGTGGGGCATCTGCATCGGCAGCGCCCGGGATATGCACTCCACGGGTGACCTGCTCGACCACCTGTCGGACAACATCGCAGCGATGTACGCCGCGAAGGCCGGCGGTGAGACGGCGGCCTGGCGGGAGCTGATGCTCGCCGAGACGTGGTTCTCCGCCGAGGAGGCGGTGACGGCGAAGCTCGCCGACCGCGTCGAGGCCGGTACGGGTGGCGCACCGGAGAACCGGTTCGACCTGTCGGACTTCCGCTACCAGGGCCGCCTGGCCGCGCCGGCGCCTCGAGCTCCTGCGGCCGCGCCGCCGATCCCGGTGCCCGCCGTGGCCGCGAGCTCCGACCGGGGCGACCTGGTGCGGGTGCGGCACCGCATGAACGAGCGCCGGGCGGCCGCGCTCGTCTAAGACCTCCCTCGCGGATAGTCCGCGCGGGTGCACGCAAGGCTCACGGAAGGGAAGCACATGCCGACGACACTCCAGCTCCGCGAGCAGCGGGCCAACGTGTGGGAGCAGATGAAGGAGGTCATCGACTCCGCTGAGGCGGCCGGTCGTGGCCTGAACGCGGAGGAGCTCGCGAAGTACAACGCGGCGGAGAAGGACTTCGACGCGCTCGACGCCTCGATCCAGGCCGCTGAGCGGCACGGGAAGCGCGCGGAGGACCTGAAGGCGGTCGACCGGCGCGGTGTCGTGCCCGGTGGCGACCCGACGCCGGACCCGGACGACAAGGACGACGACGCGGTGTACGCCGAGGCGTTCCAGATCTTCGTCTGCAACGGCATCGGGGACCTCGACAAGGACCAGCGCGCGGCGCTGCGTACCGGGTTCGTGCAGCGGGACGCGAAGGAGATCAAGGCCGCGGCGGGGATCGGCACCGGCTCCGCCGGTGGCTACCTCGTGCCGGCGGGCTTCCGGGCGAAGATCGTCGAGAAGATGAAGGCGTACGGGGCGGTGCAGTCCGTCGCGACCGTCATCGACACCGCGACGGGTAACCCGCTGCCGTGGCCGACGAACGACGACACCGCCAACGTCGGTGCGTTGCTCGCGGAGAACACGGCCGCCACCGAGCTGGACCTGGTGCTCGGCACGGCGCAGCTCGGGGCGTACAAGTACACCTCGAAGATGACGCGGGTCTCGATCGAGTTCATGCAAGACGTCGACTGGCTCAACGTCGAGGACTTCGTCACGAAGAAGTTCGCGCAGCGCCTCGGCCGGATCCACAACCAGCACTTCACGACAGGCACGGGGACCGCGCAGCCGCAGGGAATCGTGACCGGCGCGGTGTCGGGGGTGACGGCGGCCGGCGCGGCGGTGTTCACCGCGGACGAGCTGATCGACCTGCAGCACTCGATCGACCCGGCGTACCGCAACGAGAACAGCCGGTTCATGCTCTCGGACACGGCGCTGAAGCAGGCCCGGAAGCTGAAGGACGGGCAGGGGCAGTACCTGTTCCAGCTGTCGACGTCCGGCGATATGCCGAACAAGCTCGTGGGCGCCGACTACGTGGTGAACCAGGACATGGCCGTGCCCGCGACCGGGGTGAAGTCGGTCCTGTACGGGGACTTCGAGGCCGGGTACGTGATCCGGCTGGTGAAGGCGTTCGACCTGATCCGCCTCGACGAGCGGTACGCCGAGTTCGGCCAGGTCGCGTTCATCGGCTTCGACCGCGCGGACGGCCTTGTGCAGGACAACAGCGCGTACAAGGCGCTCACGCAGGCATAGCCCGTCCCCCGAGCCCGGCACCCGGACCCGGTTCCCTGACCACGAAGGAGAAGCGCAGCATGGCGACGACGAAGAGCGACGCGGCCGCGTCGACGGCGGGTAACCCGCTGGCGAACGCGGGTGACCACGACCGGGTGACGATGCTTTCGCTGAAGGCGGACGGCACCCCGGACCAGCACAACCCCGAGATCATCGGGGACAAGGAGACGGCGATCGCGGCTGCGAAGGTGCAGTTCGCGCAGCAGGCCGTTGCGGCGGTCGACGCGGAGAAGCGCGCGGAGCTCGGCATCGGTGGGCCGGCCGAGGGCGACACGTCGGACGCGGTGATCGACGCGCTGAAGGCCGAGCACGACAAGGCGGCCTCGGCGGCGGAGTCGGCGGCGGAGTCGACGATCAACGCGCTGCACCAGGGTGGCGAGGAGCCCGCCGCGGCGAGCACCTCGAGCACGTCGAGCACCTCGTCGAGCAAGACCACCACCAAGTAGGCCGCGTGGGGCCCC